AGACGCTGCCATCGCTAATTCTTGAACTACGCCCGAGCCGTTAGAGTAAAATAATTTCCAATTATTCGCGGTCCTTTCTGTCGCTGCTACCGCGCCCCATTCGGGCTGCACACCTGAAGATTTGAGAATTTGGTTTGCACTTCCCACGCCTAAACGAGTGATGGCATTAGCAGCCGTCCCATAAATCAAGTCGCCCGCTGTTGTGACTTTTGCGGGTGCGGTCTCGCTTTGGTTGCCGGTCGCCCCGAGAAGGCCATTCCATATCGCCGCAGTAATTGTGGTCGATGTGGGGTAATCAACATTTGTAGTCCATGCCATTTTTTTCTCCTAACTAAAATCCCAGTGTCGTTGTTGTTCCTAGTTCACTCGTCCCCAAAAGCCAATAACCCTCGCGTCCCGTCGTTGATTCGAGTGTGAATTTCGTCGTGAAATCTTCGGCCGTGGCCGTGTGTGCGATCCCTGAGATGAACATCTCATCGGTCACAGTGGCAGATCCCGGCGGTGGGTCGTAGCTAATTGTTATCCGGTCGCGAATCTTCCGGCTGAGTGCCTGAATCATCAAAGCATCATTCATTCGAGGATGAATGGTAATACTGCGAACCCTCAACTCTGCGTCCTTGAATGAGTCGACATAACTTTGAGCAATGTTCGCCACGTTGGGATCAGAATTGTTATAGAGGCCGGTGAGTGAAAAGCTTCGCCGTCCGTAATCGTCCTGAGATGTCGAATCTGTTTTTGTCTGGGCTGCTCCACCAATGCGAGTCAAGGTGACATCATTTTTGATGAGGTCCGACGAGTAGTCGATTTCTATTTCGTCGACTGGTAGCGATGACGTGCCGAACGTTGCCTGTGATGTGTTGCTTCTCGTATTCGTGGAAAGCGAGTTTCTGTCCTCGAACACAACTTGATTTAGTTCGTTACAGTAAATCGCACTACGGCCGCCGCCTTCGCTCTTGTCTGCAAGTTGAATCGCGGTGAGTGCGTTTGCGCTAGCAAGAGACACCGACTGAAACGTTTCTTGCCCAACGTCGAGGCTTCTGGGAATGATGTTCGCCGCGTTCAATATTTCACCGATAACGTCTCCCGATAGCGCCGCACTTGTAGTCGTCGTGATATCTGTGTTGTTCAAATCTTCCATAAAATCACTGGCGCGAGGAACAGCGACGGCCTCGTTCGGGAACGAGTAACCGAATTCCCATTCTCGAATCACGCCTTGATAGAGCTGATAATCTACGGAATCATATGTCGCCGTGATGCGTATCCATCTTCCGGGTTTTATGTTTCCGTAATAGGTTCCGGCTGCATAACTCGGGTCGTAGGTTCTGGCCGTGTTCGATAAGGTGACCGATGCACTACCGGAAGAGAATTCGTCCAGTTCTCTTTGTTTACCTCTAGCAATATTTAGGCCCCGAACGTCGCTCGATACGTCCGACCATGTGGCCGCAGTGCCTAAAGTGGAATAACCGAGGATCGCTGTGCCGAGCTCAAACCCCGTCGAACTGGCTCCCGCCGTGAACCGAATCTCGGAAGTGAATGTCGGCATATCTACGCTCATTACGTCTGCACCGTTCCGGCCGTCAATACGGGGCCTGATCGCTTAGATGCTTTAATGATGGCCTCACCTATCGCGTCGCCCAGTGCGGCCTCATCGGTGGTCCAGATACCGGCCTCGACTTTTATCACCCCTATTTCGATCAGTTGTTGGCCTGTGAATCGTTGGTTATAAGCGGTCGCCATCTTTGATATATTCTTGCCCTGCGCATCCTTTTCGAAGTATTGGCGAGATCCGCCGAAGCTAATTCCACCGGCTTTCAGCATTTCGGATCTGTTCGTTTCTGTATTGACCAACTCGCCGGCTTGATTGAACATTTGGCCGGTGACTCCGGCTTGTGCGAGCTGAACATTTGCATCGCGCATTTGCCTCAACATTCCGTCTTTTTGTTTTTGGTCTAGAGCCCCTTGCATCTTGATTAAGTCATGAACCGTGGCGACGCTTTGTTCTCGGGCATCAGCAAGGACGGTCTCCGCCTTGGTCGCCGTGAATGTAATCTCTGCGAGATCATCAATCGCAGCGATATCGGCGACGATCGCGGTGTTCGCCACTTCCATTACGTTTCCGAGTTCTTCTGCGGCGATGTTCAGTTCTTCGATGCTCATCTTGGTGTCGCCGGTTACGACCTCTAATCGCGGCAGCGTGATTTCGCTCATTTCTTCGATGCCGAGTTTTCCTTTGATGAAGTCCGGCATCATTCCCACCAATTGATTGAATGCACTCACAACGATATTGATCCATGATTCGACCGTTGTAATGGCGCTATTGAAAATATTTCTCCAGTTCTCGCCGAATGATTGCATCGCGTTTCCAAGCATGACGAATGATTCTTTGACGACTCTGAGGGCTTTGTCCACGTCGACTCCGAGAAATCCTGCGAACCCTTTGAACATATTCCAAAGACCCTTGACGATGGCGATATTCACTTTGACATTGAATGCGAGGACTTTGAAAATATTTCCGATTACTTGCATTACTGGTCCGACGTACTTCTGAGATACTGTCGCGATCTGGGTCAGCTTTTCTATTAATGGAATCAACACCGGAACCAGTGCCGAACCGACTGCGAATTTGATTCCGTCAAATGCACCACTCAGCTTGGTCAGAGAGTCTTGATACTTGGCCGCTGAATCTGCCGCCTCTTGATCGAATACCATTCCCAGATCGTGCGCTTCCTGTCGCATCGCTGCGAGACCGTCTTTGCCGGCTGCGAGCATCGGAAGCAACTGCGTTCCGGCTCGTCCGAATACCTGTTGAGCGAGAGCCGAACGTCTGGAAGCGTCTTCGACATCAGCGAGCGCACCAGATAAGAGAGTGAATTGCTCTTCCGGTGTTTTACCTTCTACGTCGGCCATTTCTATTCCGAGCATTTCGAACGCATCGGTCGCGGTGGACAATCCGTTCTCGGCATCAAGGATCGTGCGCTGCATTCGCTTCACACCGTTTTCCATGGAACTAAGTGAAGCCCCCGAGAGTTCTGCCGCGTGTTTCAGTTCCGAAAGTGCTTCGGTGGTAAATCCGGTCCGGAGTGCCATCTTCTGCACTTCATCCCCTGCGGCTGCGAATGCACTGATCGAACTCTTAGCAAATGCAGCAATCCCGCCCACGGCTGCTGCGCCGGCAGCAATGCCAACACCCATCGCAGCGCCCTTGAGACCGCCCATACGACCCGTGAGGCCTTTGATCCCCTTCTCAGCTTGTGCCGTGTTCGCCTTGACGATGATCTGTGCAACATTAGCCGACATTTGCATCACCTATCGCAACAGTCGCGACCATCCGCAACAAAGACACGTCTTCGCCGAGCAGTTGGCTCGGTAAACACGAATAACGCTGACAAAGATGATCAATCATTCTGGCTTCCTGTAACTCCAATGGCTCGCGAACTAAATTGCCTGAAGCGTCGGCTGAGCCGCCGACGTGCTTGTATTTAGCAATTCCGGCTCGGAGCCTTTCTGCGGGTTTGCAGTGGCCTCACTCCATGAACTGAGAATGACGGTGGCGAGGTCTGGGGGGAGTCTCATCATTCCATCACCATCGGCCGGAATTTCCCCTTGCTCATCTTCTAAGTCCCAACGCACCAAGACATTGTCTGCAAAGTTTCGGAATCCAGTTTCGAGATCGTCTTCGATATTCTGAAACGTCAAGAACGTTGAGATCGGAACTGAGCCTCGGCACACAACGTGCGCGGCCTCATATTCACCCTCAAATTCGAGGACGATTTCTTTTACTGGTATAACGAACCCCATTAGACAGTCGACCACGTTGGAACGGTTCCAGACTGAAGCGCGAGAGTGGCTGTCCAAGTCAACGAACCATCACTCGCCCGGTCTAGGTTGTACGAACCGACGAGCATTTCCATTTCTAGTTTTGGGTTCGAAGCGGAATTTCCACCCACGCAGTAAGTAACCGTTCGAGTCCCTGACTGTGTTTTGAATACATCGTGACTCAGATTGCTCGCGGCGTTGAAAACTCCGTTGAGAGTTACATTACCGTCACCAAGTAGAATCAAACGCTCCTGAGCACTCTTATCTATACCGGTTACGATCTGTAAGTCCTGCC